CAAGATTATGAAGACTCGTTATAGCAAACCTTTCGAAACTGTACAAATTAAGATTCCTTATGAAACTGGCATGAATCCGTACAGTGGTATGGTAGATATGTGCGAGAAAGCTGGCATACTTGTACAAGAAGGTAATAGACTCAAGTGGGTCGATCCTGAGACTGGTGAGGAATTCAAGTTCTACCGAAAAGAATGGAAAGATGATAAATTAGATATGATAATGAATAAATTTCATATCAAAACAACAACTACTACCATTCCTGAGGAGACAGAAGAACATGTTGAATGAAACACAAGTAGGCGATATTTGGTTAAACTTTGTTGAATATATTGATAAAAAACAACTAGAGACAGTGGCAGAACGCTATGTGGATATGTTGGCAGACTTCGGTGTACCTGATAAAGTATTTAAAGAAGCGATAGGTGTAGACGAAATACTGGATCAAGCAATCGGATATTATCTTAACGATGACGAAGAAAGCTATCAAGAAGAAGATGACGATTACGGCGAATTGGAGTTTTAATGGGGTGGTATTCCGACGTTAGCAGAGATATTTCTAAAATTCCCGATGCTGTTGATTATTTTAACCAAGAGTTAGCAGATGCGGCAAAGGAATGTAAAATTTCCGGAAATGTAGAACGTGCTGCGGCCGCAATGCCCGGCATGGTTGAACATAGATTTGGTCAGTTACAAGAAATTGAAGCTATATTAGAATATCTTAACATTGAACTTCGCCGATTAAAAAGTCAGCATTTTCGAAAGTACTTAGAGAACTATCAACGTGCTCTAAGTAGTCAGGATTGTCATCGCTATGTAGAAGGAGAAGCAGATGTAGTTGACTTTGAAAAAATCATCAATGAATTTGCTTTACTTCGTAACAAATGGTTGGGTATTACCAAAGCACTTGATCAAAAACAATGGCAAATCACAAACATTGTAAAATTGCGTGTTGCAGGAATGGAAGACGCAACTATATAATCAATTAGCCCAAAAGGTAAAGCCTAGGCCTTAAATAATATTGAGGCCTATTTTTTTCTAAATGGTTGTATTATTGAAAAACTTAGTGTATACTAACATATATGATTACAGTAGACAATCTATTATTACAAATTGTAAATTTTACTTCGCCCGCTATCGAAGAAATAATACCTATCAAAGATAGTAAAGTATTACGTAGTCTTGCCACCAGTGTAACTAGTCCTGTTTTTATAACTGAAAATCAAAGTCGACTATTAATTAAAATTCTCCGGGAAAACTGCAAAAAAATCACGAATTTTAGCGATGAAATAAACACCGCATTATCGACACCAGTGTGGTCTAAAAATTTTAGATACATAGAACAGGTAAAGAAATTGTATATTTCAAAGAACGATGATCAAGATTTACAACTGTTTATAGAAATTACATTTAACTCGGAAATTCGCAAGATTTTACTAAATTTGTCAAAGAATTGTGAAAATTTAAACATTACAACCAACGCTAAATTATATACAGCTGATCTAACCGAGAAAAATATCGTAGCACTATACGAAGCATTGGAACCTCTAGAATTTGAAATAGACGAGGTCATAAAATCTCATTATAAAACCATAAAATCTTGGTCAAGAACTGATATTGAAAATCAATTCTTATTGACCAATATCGAGTATCCAAACTTTCATAAGACCATTACAGCCGACCTCGGACTTGAAACTAGTATCGATCAATATATTATCAATGATAGAAGTGTGCGTTACCAGTATCATATAGAAAATACAAAAAACCCCGGTGAAAATCTCACTGAGTACCTGGCCCATAGATCTAGTACAAAAGTATGGGTGGATAAAAACGATCATGACCTGACTTCAGTAATAGCCTCTTTAATACAACTTAAGAGGCTTCCATTATTGGTAGTATTTGACACTATAGTTAACAACAAATATCTAGACAATCTTAAAATATTGTCCAAGGCCTTGGAAGAAAACAATATTGCCGATGGGGTAGGAATTTATTTTAGATTACCCAACGATGATATTGGAAAAATGTTTAATGGGTTGATTTCAGAAAAAGAATATAATCATAGACTAGATGAAAAATTAAAAGTGGCCGCAGTTATGAGTGGAAAAATACCAAAATTTTTCTTAACTAATCCCTGGCGTCCAATGAGTGTTATTGCATTAGATACCAAGATGGGATTGCGTCATGGTAAGACTTCAGTGTATACTAACTGCTGTGATCTAGTAATTGAATGGGCCGATGAACCTGTAATGATCGATCAAAGGACAATCCTTAAATGACTGTAAAACTAGTGATACGTGATGAAGTTAATATTAAGTTCGAGAACTTATCGCTCGATGCACGGAAGAAATTAGCCAATACTTTCAAGTACGAAGATCCAACAGCAAGATATAGACCTGCTTATAAATTAGGTCGATGGGACGGTAAAGTTAGTATGTTTGGGCTTGGTGGAAATGGCTATCTTAGCCAGTTAGAAAAGTGTCTCGGTATACTAGCAGATATGGATATCGACATCGACGAGTTAGAAGATTTACGTACAACTAGCCGTATCGAATTCAAAGAAATAACAACACATTACTGGGCAGACATGGGCAAAGTATGGCCGGCTGGACACAGATTTGCCGGACAACCGATTGTATTACGCGATGACCAAGTTGATGTTGTTAACAGATTTTTCACCAATACACAAGCATTACAAGAAGTAGCAACAGGCGCTGGTAAAACTATCATGACAGCAACATTGAGTCATTCAGCTGAAAAATATGGACGTACCATTGTTATTGTTCCTAATAAAGATTTGGTTGTACAAACCGAAGAAGACTACGTAAACGTTGGACTAGATGTTGGTGTTTACTTCGGAGATCGAAAAGATTTAGGTCGTACACACACTATATGTACATGGCAAAGTCTCAATGTATTAGACAAGAAAAGTAAAAATTGGGACGAAGATGTAGCTGTGACACTAGCAGAGTTCTTGGATGGAGTTAAGACAGTCATTGTGGATGAAGTACACATGGCCAAAGCAGAAGTATTGAAGAATCTACTTACAATTAACCTATGTAATGCTCCTATTCGCTGGGGATTAACAGGCACTGTGCCCAAAGATGCATTTGAAGCAGAACCAATCTTTGCCAGTATTGGGCCCGTGGTAGGCGGCATCAAAGCACACGAATTACAAGAAATGGGTGTGCTGAGTAATCTACACGTAAACATATTACAGTTATTCGACCTACCAGAATTTAAGACATATCAAGAAGAATTAAAATATCTTGTCACTAATAAAGACAGGATGGCATATTTTAGTAAACTAATATCAGGCATAAGTGATACAGGCAATACATTAATTTTAGTTAATAGAATTGATACAGGCAAATTATTAACAGAAATGATCGAAGGCGCTGTTTTTATATCAGGCGAAGTTAAGGGCACCAAACGTGCCGAAGAGTACAAAGAACATGCAACAAATGATAACAAAGTTACTGTGGCAACCTTTGGTGTGGCCGCTGTTGGTATCAATATTCCTCGTATTTTTAATCTAGTTCTTCTGGAACCTGGAAAGAGCTTTGTTCGCGTTATACAATCAATCGGACGTGGCATTAGAAAAGCAGAGGATAAAGATTTTGTACAAATTTGGGACATAACTTCAACTTGTAAATTCGCCAAGCGCCACCTCACTACGAGGAAGAAATTTTACAAGGATGCCAAATATCCATTTACATTACAGAAAGTGGATTGGCAAAAATAAGGAATTATGCAAATATTAACATTAGATAACAAAACGTTTTCATTAAACAATCTACCAGAAGAAGTGGACGAAAATACCAGATTTGCGGTGTTAGACAATAGTAATCCCAATGAACCCGACTTCTTTTTTATGCCATTGATCTTCCTAGAAAGTTTTAATGCGCCAGCGATGGTACTTAGAATTGGCGACGAAGAGATTGCTATGCCGTTAGATTGGAGTATAGCAGTAGGCGATAGTTCAAGTGCCAGCGACATTGAAATTTTACCTTTAACTAGTTTAAATGATAGAGGATTTGAAGCATTGTGTTTTAATCCTCTAAGCTCGTTTAGGGTAGAATTTAAGAAGATAGAAATTGTAAATTTTTACAACGATGTCAAATGGTACTTTCCAAAGATGAAAAATGGTCAGTTATTAGCAACACCTACCAGTTTTGCAGATAAACCAGATTGCGTATATTTTGTTAAAGAAATCAGTCGTCAAAGCGAAATCATTCAACTGGATAAAATATTATAATGGGACAACTAAAACCCGGAGCAACTTACATACACGAACGTAATGGATCGGTAATCTATGCTAGAGAATTTGGTGCAGATCCAAGCACAAGACAAGTGGTAGGATGGGATTACAATAAAGATGATCCCACATTTGATCCTCGCACGAAAGATGGTAGACCATTGATCGATCAGATGCGAGAAGATCAATTATGGGGTAATATTCGGCGAGAAGCCAAAACCAATACGACTTTACAAAAGGCCCTTGATCGTGCTATAATGATTTATAAACTAAGTAAAGAACGCTATGAGTGAAAAAATCGAGTTAAAAGAAAAGATTACTGCGGTTGATCAAAATATTCGAGAATTGTGGGATGCCATGGATCCGGATCAACAAAAACACCTTAAAAGCGAATTGTTCATACTCAACAGATATATCAGTAATGTAGCCGGGCAGTCTAGAGAAATACAAGAACATTTTGTTTTGACTGTTAACGAATATTTTAATAAACATTGGAACACTCTTCAAAAACATCCTAAACTATTATGGTTGTTGCTGTGTATGTGTAGTTACAATGGCGAAAAGACATTTTGGCACGAATGGATAGGTTATAAGAGAAAACCCGGCATCAATAGCAAACGGGTTAAATTGTTAGAAGAACTTTACCCTAATACAAAATTAGACGAGATTGAATTGTTAAGCCGGATAAGTACAGATAAAGAAGTTAAAGATCTAGCCAGACAACACGGTATGGACGAAGCTACTATTGCTAAAAGACTAAAATGATGGCGCTAATAAGTCAACCTTACGCATGCGGACATTGTGGTAAGGGATTTGTTCAGGAAAAAACTTTATTTGTTCATGTATGTGAACAAAAACGTCGATACATGGCCCGAACAGAAAAACATGTGATACTAGGGTTTGATACTTTTCAGAAATTTTATCGACTGACTCAACCCAACAGCAAACAGGACAAAACCTATGAAGATTTTTGTAAAAGTAGTTACTATAACGCTTTTGTTAAGTTTGGCAGTTTTGTCAGTAACGTTAATCCTCTCTACCCGGAAAAATTTATTGACTATGTGGTACGCTCTGGAATCAAACTCGATCACTGGTGTAGAGACGAACTCTACGAACAATACGTCTTCGACCTTATCAGAAGAGAAACCGTCGAAACCGCCCTCCAAAGATCGATCCAAACGATGATGTCATGGGCCGACATTCACAACGCTCAATGGAATCATTATTTCTTATATGTGAGTCTAAGTCGTGCTTGTTATGATATTAAAGATGGAAAAATAAGTCCTTGGTTGATATTGAACAGCAACAATGGTAAAACAATGCTACAGAAATTTAGTGATGAACAATTAGCTCATGTACAAAAAATTATAGACCCACCGTTTTGGGTTAGTAAATTTAAAAAATTGCCAGCAGACATTATTTTTGTCAAAGAAGTAGTTAGGGAGAGTAATATATAATGCCAGATATTGATTTAGACTTTGCCGATAGAACTCAAGCATTGAGCGTGTTGAAACATGTTGATGCCAGTTTGGATAATACGTTTAAAAAACACAACACTGGTGTATATTGTACTAGTGTGCCATATAATCCTATAACTGGTATAAGTACATTAGATTATAAGTCAGCTGAAGAAAGAGGCTATTTCAAGATAGACTTCTTAAATGTCAGTGTCTATGAAAATATAAAAAGCAAGGAACATTTAAACGAATTAATGAATAAGGAGCCGTTATGGGATCTATTACTTCAGGACGAATTTGTAAATCTATTATTTCATTTAAACGGGCACGGGGATATTCTGAGAAAGACTTGCCCTACTTCCGTGGAACAATTAGCTGCGGTCCTTGCAATGATAAGACCGGCGAAACGCTATTTGATTGGGAAAGATTGGACTACGGTGATGACAGAGATATGGACAAAACCAGAGAATGATGACTACTATTTTAAAAAAGCACATGCCGTTGCTTACGCACATGTGATAGTAGTACACATGAATTTAATTTGTGAACAATTAACGAACCTTACGAACTAGCTGAACACTTTTACGTTTAACACGTTTAAGTGTAAGATTCATTAGATTTACTACAGGTCCAAGGATTACACGGGTATCTTTGCTGTTAAATGTTTTAATAGCATAGGAAAACGGTTGTATTTCTTCTCTACAAAATATATTAATAGGAAATTGACGATTGCTTTCCCACCACCAAGTTTCACCTATTTCTAAAAACACCTTAGTTTCTTCAGGAGTTTTAATGGCGTTTAAATCGTAGAAGCTAGTTACAAACTGATCTTGATTTATTATGATACCCACATATTCATCATCCCCGTAGTTAATGACGCTGATAAAGGGTAAATTTTGTTCTATATCATCTCTTAATTTTGCCATAAATACTATTAAAGGGTTCCTGTGAATGCAAAAAAT